GACTATTTTCTAGCTCTTGTGCCATAAGATTTATCTCTGCTGCTGTTACTCTTTCTGCGTCACGTTGTACTGATCTAGCCATCAGGAAAGCAAACTCAAGTCTTGCTTCTATTCTTTGTATCGCACTAAAAGCAACAGAAAAATCTGCACTCTTACCTACTTGCATTACAGAAATATCAGTAGCAAGTCCTTCTCTCACCGCACCATTCGGTGCTTTGCTTATGGTCGCTGCTCTTGTGACGCCATTTGGATTTACCAGAAATAAAGTTTTCGCAGAAGCAGCAGCCCCTTCGATTATCGCTTGCATCAAAGACTCAAGACTGATTAAGTCTCCTCTGTATTCTTCTACATATCCTCTTCCGTAATCTTCTCCATCAATCCGAATGAACCTGAGAGGTAGCCAAGGTGTTACATCTATTCTTGATCTGCCATCTGTGTTAGGTATCTTTTCTCCTTTACATTCTTGAAACCAGAAGACATCATCATTAACTCTTTTAATGTGTGTATATATATCAAGATCATTTTCCATTGTCTTGGCATCATAGTTATCTTTCTTCTTGATCTGTTCTAAGAAAGCAGCAGGTAAAGCTTGAGGATGTATTGTTTCTTTAGTTAATATTTCTAATACATTACCTACTTCATCACGCTTACAAACAAACTTGGATAGTGGATATACCTTCAGTCCTTTCTCTGTCAAGTAGAGAAGAACATTACCCGATACAACTAAATGTTTGATAGCTTCAAACATAGCAACTCTGTCATTAGATATTTCTATCTGATTCATCAAAGCATTTTCTATAGTGCGTAGTCCTTTATCTATCTCACTCTGCATTTGTTCTTGCCCTTGCTTTCTTATCTCAAGGTCATCTATTTCTAATTTAAAAAATGCTGTGCTTGGTGGTAGCAAAGTCATTAATAATTTATTCGACAAACTATTAACACCACGACTACCAGTAGCTTGGAAGGGTGTCTTGATCCTTGCCCTTGTACCAGATGTTTGTTCTGGTATCAAGCTAGGTATCGTTAGCTTTGAAGATTCTTTTGCTTCTCTATCATAGACAGACCTACTACTAACAAGTGCTTCGTACCTACCTGCTGCGGTTGTACCTTGTGTCGAGTATTCCATATTAAGTTGGGTAGTTTAAATCTCCACCTTTACCACCATCAAGCAATGGTATTTGTAATGACTTAGTTCCCATCTTTCTACCTTGAGCTACTTTAGTACCAGCTATTTGTTTTTTCTTTTGCCTGCCAACAACAACCTTATCAGCAGTCTCCTCTATAGCAGAATCAACTGGTTCGGGTGCAGGTGCAGGTGGGGGTTTGGGTTGTGATCCGAAACACATAATAAATATTATTTTTCCTTATATTAGCATGAACTAAATTAAAGTCTTCTTTTTAGTTTGCGTTAACTTTTGTGCTGTTGCAATAGTTGAGTTAGATAGGTTCCGAGCTTCTTTCTTTGCCACTTGTTTTCCAATCTTCAAAGAATCTGCTTCACTTTTTTTCTTTGTATCTTCAAGACCTTCTTGCTCACCTGTAATTAAAACAGGGTCATTCTTACTTTGATACTTTTCAACTTTAGGTTGAGTAGGACCACCACCAAAAAGACACATAGTTAATTCTCCAAGACTTTGTTATTGAGCATAGTTTCTTTCTGTCTTTTTTGCTGTTCTATTAGATAGTTAACAACAGATCTTTCCCCTGCACGATACCATACTTCTCGATCAGTAAACGATAAGTCTGGGTGTCTATCAGGAAACACACTACTTAAACTGTTTATTAGTTCGTCAGTAATTACTGGTAAATTCACAGAGATAAAAGTGTTATATCTATTTTATATGTTATCCTACTGATAGCAAGGAGTGGTTACCTTGTTGCACAGAAAAATGAAAAAGACTCTAGGTGAGTGGTTCCATCTAGGGTTTTTTTTATGGGAATCTATGTTATTTTACACATAAAAATGAAAGACGGAACTGGAAGAGAATTTAACGATGAATTGACATCTTTTCTTGAATGGTATTTAGATGCTGGTAATCGTATATATGTTCCACATAAAAACTCTATTCACTTTGTTGAAGGAGTAACTGGATTAACTATATATAGACATGATCAATTTCAAGTACAACTTTTTACAGCAACACCAAATACTATAATTCCTAGTCATACACATCCTAATGTTGATTCTTACGAAGTTGCCTTAAGTGGTATGGAGTTTTTTTTAAATGACAAAGTTGTTTTACCAAGATGGTATGTCAACATTCAAGCATCAAATTGTAATTTATCTACGTCACATTATGAGGTAGTTAGAGTTTTACCTGATTGTCCACATAGTGCAATAGCTGGAAAAAAAGGTGGTTCTTTTCTGTCAGTTCAACATTGGATTAATAATGTCCAACCGACATCAGTCGGTAATGATTGGGATGGTGTGACTATGGGAAATAACCATACAGATCAAGTAACAACTACAGTTGAAAACAATATAGATAGTTAATTTTTACGGAGTCCAAAGTTTAACTTCACCTGTGCTGTAGTTATAATCTCCCTCTCGTAGTATTCTTGTGAGTCTTGCATTGAGAATAGCATCAGCAATACTATAACCTTTCTTTGTATATGTCTCCTGTACCTTAGACCATAGTGCATCTCTAGTATCTGGTGTATCAGCTAGTGTCTTGGAAGCAGTAACCATACCCATACCTTTAAGACCTAAGATGCCATCACCTGAGTCACCTGCTAGTGACATCTCAAACCAATGTCTGTCTGCTTTCTTCTCTGTTATATGTAAGATCTCATCTTCTTGTATTAACTTACAAGGTATAGTCTTCATGTCTTTATCAACAGAGACTATGATTGGATTTTTATACTGACCATTAGTAGCCAGCAACCCAAGCACATCATCTCCTTCAAGGTTTGGATAGGCAGCAGATTCATATTCATTCTTTATTTTTTTAATAATACTTTTAAGTGCTAGTGGTTTTCGTTTACCTATCCTGTTTAGTTTGTACTCAGGAAATATCTCATGTCGAAATGTAGGGTAAGAAGTAAAGCACATAACTACATCATGCTTGTCTTCTGCTATTTGTTTATATACATCTAACCTGCTTTCAATCAGGTTCATAATATCTCTTTCATCAGAGTGAAGAGTATGTTGCCAATCATTCCATCTTGTATCTACTTCACAAGCACAACAAGAAGAATAGACTAGCCAATCGGCATCAATTAATAAAGTCATAAGTCAGCAAAGTCATTTTCATATACGATTAATCGACCTGTCTTCTGGTCGTATAATAATTTATCTACCTCACCTGTCATCCCTGTATGTCTAGACTTGAGTACCTTTAGCTGTAATCGCTGTCTCTCACTAGCATCCCCTGTCTGGTTTCTGGAAGCAGATAACACGACATCAGATAACTGAAGAAGGCTATGCGATCCTCTCAAGTCAGAAGTATCAACCTCCCTGCCTGACTCATGTGATTGTCCTTGTGGTCTTCGTAAGTGACTGACCAATACAAGAGCTATACCTGTGGCTTCACATAAACTTCTTAGCTTGGTCATTATAATATCTATTGCTTTACGTTCATTGTCTAACTCTAAGCCTGACAAAACTATACTGATGTGGTCAAGGATTACTACCTGCACTCCATCTACTGTTGCTAGGTATCTGATCTGTTCTAGCAGTACATCAGGTTCAAGACTACCGAAATGGTTGTAAAGAAAAAGACTGCGACTTGACGTTAGTTTGTCAAATGCAGTCTTCAGACTAATTTTATCTATGCCATCCTCATCTAAATGCAAAGGCACATTCATGTCAATACCTACCAGACCTTGAAGAGTTCTTTGTACTGATTCTTCTAGTCCTATATAACCTACCTTTAATCCTCTCTTAAGAAAGTGATGACAGAACTCCCTGCAAATTGTGGACTTACCTGCCCCACTTGCAGAAGCTACTGTGAATAGCTGGCTAGGAAATAAACCTCTAGTGAAATCATTTAGTTTTGGGAAAGGGAAATCTGTTATAGCTTTACTTGTTTCTTTAGTAAATAAATCCCAAGCATCAGCAGCGTTGATTAAGCAATCAGGTCTTACTGGTCTAGCCTTCCATAATCTTTCTTGTACTACATCTCCCTCACCCAGTACAAGATGATCGTTAACATCATTACGATCTAACCTAGCTATTGCAACCTTACCTTTTGGTAAGACTTCCATACATTTCTCTGCTGCTTTATTACCAGCTTCATCATTATCAAAGCATAAGACTATACGACAATAAGTATCTAACCATTTGTAGTTAGCTGCCAAATACTTAGCTGCTGATTGTACTCCTGATGGGATGGAGATACAGGGAAACTTGTTGCCTTGTATTTGAGATCCACTCATGCAATCAATCTCACCTTCAAAGCAACTAACAAATACAGATCCATTGCTGCCATGTTGTCGCCATAAGTGCTGACCCCATAGCTGTACGTTAGACATCTCACCTATCCAGATAAACTTCTTATCTTGAAAGCGTATATGTTGTGCTACATCTCTACCTTTCTGGTCTTTATATGTAGCAACTTGAACAGGTTGTCCTCTATATTCTGCCTGTCCATATCCAAATAGTTCGCAAGTCTCCTTAGTGATTCCACGTTTAGGTAAAGCTATAGGTGTAACCTTCAATAGTTTTGGATTTGTTTTCTTTAATGGAATGATGTTACTCACTTTCTTTTCTTTGGTTTTGTTTGGGTAGTAGGTGTATTCGCAATCCATTGTGAAGCAATGTTCATGTCCATCATCAAAGACTGCACAGTTTTTCTTGCCACACTCAGGGCAGATCTTTTTATTCTTGTATTGGCTCTTCATTTAAAGTACAGTTATGTTCTTTAAGGTTTACATCAACCCATTCTTTGCCAGTAAATACTATCCACATATTTCTGTGGTCATCAAATACTACACAACCTATGTCTGGGTTCGGTGGTAAAGGAAAGCTAGGCATACCATTCAGTAGGAATAAATTTATCGCAGTAGAGAAACCCATGTCTCTCACACCATTTGGCATAAGAGATAGAGTTCTTTGCTTTGGTTAATTTGGTCTTGCTATTTTGAAAACAAAACCTGATCTCTAGTTCGGGTCTAGTCTTCTTAATAACAAGATGTTTTCTTCTGTCCTCAGAGGAAAAATATCCTTTCGTTTCAACATAGAAATCATTAAGGATAAAGTCTGGTCTGTAGCTGTAACTAATTGTGTAGTCAATGCTGATAGTTTCATAAGTAAATTTGATTTTCTTTTTGT